TGACCTCACCGCCGCGGATGGGTTCTACGCCAAGAAACTGGACCCGGAGAAGCGCAATCAGTTGCTGAACACGGTGACCGGTCGAATCTTCCAGGTGCAGGAGCACCAGCAGCGCCAAGCTGAAATGCGCGAAATGAAAGCCGAGCGCGTGCTCACGCAGATGGATCGGCAGGCGGCCACCGGGGTACCCCCAACACCAGCGGACCAGCAGCGGTGGAAGTCTGCCCTGTCTGGCACGTCCGCCGCCGGCGAGTTCAACACCCGCATGCAGGAAATGACCCAGGTACAGAGCCTGCTACGCCAGCCACCGGCGGTTGCACAACAGATTATTGACCAGCAGCGCCAGCACATGCAGGCGAATGGCGGGAGTGTCGCTCAGCAAGCCAACCTTGACCGCTTGCAGACCGCCGTGACCAACAACACCAAGCTGATGCGGGAAAACCCGCTCACCTTCAACGCAATGCGAACCGGTGCCGATGTTGCGCCGCTGGATGTTTCGGGTATCGCCAGCACCGAGGGCCAGCAGAAGTTGGGTGAACAGATCGCCCAGCGTTTCGATGTGGTCAACGCTGTGCGCAAGGCATATGGCCCCGAGGTCAACCGCAACCCGTGGAAGCCTGAAGAGGCGACCATGCTGTCCGCACTGATCAAGCAGGCCGATGACAGCACAAAGCTGCAGCTCTTCGGTGCCATCGCCGGTTCATCGCCATCCGGCGCCGATTATGCCGCCGCCATCAAGCCGCTGGTTGCTGATGACCCGATTGTCACCCTGGCGGGCATGGCCCAGTTCCGCGGGCTCAAGGGCGCCGACGGCACTGACGTTCCGCGCACGCTGCTCGCCGGGGCCAAGGTGCTGACTGATAAGTCGGTTCCCATGCCAAAGGACAACTTCTTCCGTCAGGCCTTCGACGAGCATGCAGGCGCATCGCTCACTCCGGGCACCCCGCAGCGCGAGCAGGCTTATTTGGCGTTCAAGTCCCTGTACGCAGGCACAGCAGCATCAAAAGGGTTGAAGTACGACGAGGGCGACGACCTCGACAGCAAGACATCCCAGGCCGCGTTCGACATGGCTACCGGTGGTGTTGCCGAGCGTGCGGGCGCCAGGGTGATCAAGCCGTACGGCATGGATGACGATACCTTCAACAAGTCGGTGGATATGCAAATCGAAGGCATGGCCAAGAACAGCAAGATCCCGGTCAGCCAGCTGGAGGATATGCCGCTGTCACCGGTTCCTGGCAAAGAAGGCTCCTATTACCTGTTGAACGCCGGCCGGGTGCAGATCGACCCGGATACCCAGAAACCCATCGTGGTGATCGTCAAATGAGCTGGCTTGATGGAATGATCGAAGACGGTGAGGCGCAGAGCCAGGATCAGCGCCTTGATCGAACGGCCGATAAGCTGGCGCCTGGCGCATTCACTGGCGCGCTCAGTACTATCGGCCCGAACCTGTTGCGTGGCGCCATTGAAGGTGGCCGCACGGTGCAGTCCACGGCGCTGCAACTGGGCAGCCTGGCCATTGAGTCAGACCTGGCCATCGGTTCTTTGTATGCCCCTGATGACGGACAGATCGCCGATCAGCAGAAGTTCCGGGAAACTCAGGCCCGCGACATCGGCGAAAGCACGGCCAAGTCGGTCATGGGCCTGCGCCCAGACCCAAGCGAGGTTGGGATGGTTGGCCAGATCCTTGGCGAAGCTTCGGCCATCCTGCCGCGTACCATTGCTGGCGCCGTAGCTGCTGGCCCGCTGGGTGCTGTTGTTGCTGCTGGTGCGCCTGCTGGCTTCTCCAGCAAGCAGGTTGGCATGGCCGAGGGCCTGGACGAATCCACCGCCACCAAAAAGGGGCTGATCGATGCCGCGACTGTTGGCATCGGTGTTGCGTTGCCGGCGGCGAAGTTCGTCAAGCCACTGCTGGGTGACCTGGCAATTGCCGTGGGCGCCAACGTTGGCCTGGGCATGGCTGGTCGTGGGGCCACTGCCAAGCTTCTGGAAAGCAACGGCTACGACAGCCAGGCCGCCCAGTACAAAGTCATGGACGGCACCGCCCTGGCAACCGACGCCATCATGGGGTTGGCATTCTTCGGCCTTGGCCGGGCCAGCTTCAAGCGCCCAACGACCAAGCAGGTCGACGCAGCATTGACCGAGCGCACCAACCAGCATGCCGACATCGACACCGCACCGGGCGCGCCCATTGATCCACGGTCTGCCGTGGCCCACCAAGATGCGATCCGCACCGTCATCAATCAGTTGCAGCGTGGCGAGCCCGTGGTGCTGCCCGATAGCATCCATTCGGCCCAGTTCCTTCGGGAAGACACGGGCGGCCCAATAGGCCCGGCCCGCTCAGAGATTATGGAAGCGGCTAGACTTGAGGCCGTCCCAGCTATTCGTAAGCAATTGAGAAAGGAAATTGCCAGCGACCTCCCCAATACCAAGGAGGTAGCCACAGAGCTAGCCCAGATCCAAAAGCAATTAGATGGACTGTCCGAAACAAAAGCGCCGCGCGACTTCGAAACTCTGCCGTCCGAAATCAAAGGGCGCAGTGAGGCTGTCCAGCAAATACGAGAACTTACTAAGCGCAAGGCACAACTTGACGCTCTAATGGTTCGCGCCGATGCAGCGATTGCTGCACGCTCAGACCTTGAAGCCATTGGGCGCGGGGAGGTTCCAGAACGCTTTGCGGCGCAGGTAGATGCTCAGGCTGAAAAGGTCGGGCGAAGATTTAAGCCGTCTCCAGTGGCTGATGGTGTTCGCAACGCCAAGCAACAACCTATGGCGCAGATCGCCCGCCAGGAAATCACCCGCATCCTCGATGATATAGAGCGCTCCGACCCTACGTTGCAGCCCAAAGCGCTGGACATCCCCGAGCCAAAAGCGCCGCCCAAGGCCGATGCATCCGCGCCAAAAGGTGAAACTCCACCTGGTGGGAAACCTGTCGCGCAAGATAAATCGGCACCCGTATCTGATGCCGCTAAGCCTGCCGGCGAGTCTGGTGCTACTGACCCAGTGGTGCAGGTCGCTGATGAGGTGCTGTCCCGCGTGGAGGATATGCGCATTGGTACCGGTGCTATGGATGCCGACGGCAACCCGATTACGGTGTCGGCCAGAGAACTGATGGCCAGCGCTGACGCTGAAGTCGCCAAGGCCACCCAGGATGCCAAAGGCTTTGCCGCCGCCGCCGCTTGCTTCCTGCAAAGGGGTATGTGACATTTAGCTCGCAGATGGCTGAGCAGGCTTAAGGCGGCTGTCACCGGGCATAGCCCTACGACGGTGGTTGAGCGTGAATAGTTTTGCACTGCACGTGTCCCGTACGTTCGAATCGTACTCTGCATAGCCCCGCCCTAAACCAACGGGGCTTTTTTATGCCTGCGAAATAGTCGGGAAACCGTCTATCCCTGAGCCATAGGCTTGCTCCCATCCAATTAGGAGCAAGCCCATGCGCCCCGAATGCATCAAGGCCGTTACCCAGGCCATTGGCCGCCCCCTCAATCAGCCGGAAATCAAAGGGATCGAGGACCGCGTGCGCCGCAACATGCGGCAGTTGGCGCAGACCGATGCCACCTGGCAGTCAAAGACCGCCGCCGACCGACTGAACGAAGCTGCCGCCAAGTCTGCCAAGGATTTGATCGAAGAGGCGAACCTCAAGAAAAAGCGTGTGGCCCTGACCATCCTGGCCCATGACCGTATTGACAGTTACATGCAGCGTTTCCCTGAGCGCCCGCTGGAAGGTCTCGACCGGATGCTGGCGTTTTCCAGCGATGGTAAGAGCGGAATCATGTCCATCGAGACATCTACCCGCGCGATCCGCGACGACTCGTTGAGCCGCATGCTCGACGTGATCGACCAGACCAAGGGTAAGTTCCTGGGCCTATTCCAGAACGAAGCCGGAAACCTTGCCCTAGTGCGCGAGCTGCACGGCGAGGACTCCGGCAGTGCGGTGGCCAAGACCGCCGCCAAACAGTTCAAGGACACCGCCGAACAGTTGCGCCAGCGCTTCAACCGTGCCGGCGGCGATGTGGGATTCCTGGATGACTGGTCCATGCCGCGGGATCACTCCCAGGTAAAGGTCGCCAAGGATCAAACCAAGTGGGTTGCCGACCATGTGCAATGGGCGAACCGGGCCAAGTACATCAAGGAGGACGGGACGCCGATGAATGATGCCGAGCTGACCGACTTCCTTGGTCATGCCTGGACCACGCTGGCCACTGGCGGCGCCAACAAGATGGAGCCTGGTCAGGCCGCCGGCAACGGCATGCGCGCCAACCGTGGCAGTGAGTCACGCCAGATCCACTACAAGGATGCGGAAAGCTTCATCGCGGCCCAGAAAGCGTACGGTGACCGGAACCTGCTGGAATTGCTGATCGGCCATATCGACCGTGCGGCGCGGGACATTGCCCTGGTGGAAACCCTGGGCCCCAATCCAAGTAACCAGATGCGTTATTTCTTGGATTCTGGGCAGAAAGCCATGGACACGGCCAAGCCGAACAACCTGGCCAAGACCGCCAAGCAGCGCAAGAAGATCGAACACCTGTTCGAAGAGGTAGCCGGCACCCGCGAACCGCCGGTATCCGCCGCCCTGGCCAACGGCTTCGACACGTACCGGGCGCTAAACGTCGCGGCGCGCCTTGGCTCTGCCGTCCTGACTTCGGTCACTGACCAGGGAACTCTGGGCCTCACAGCGTCCATGAACGGTATGCCGGTGATGAAGGTATTCGCCAACGAGTTGCGCATGCTCAACCCTGCCAGCGCTGGCGACCGCCGCCTGGCTCAGCGTGCAGGCCTGGGCCTGAATCAGTTGATCGGCAGCCTTAACCGCTTCGGCGCTGATGGCCTGGGCACCAATGAACAGGTCGCCGGGCGTATCGCCAAGTTCTCGCAGACTGCCGCCAGTAAGGTCATGCAGGCGTCCGGCCTCAACGCATTGACCGCCGGCAGTCAGCGTGCGTTTGGCGCGACCATGCTGGACACCATTGGCGATATGACTCGTCGGCATGATTCCTTGGCGGCAATGGACCCGGCGGATGCCAAGCGCCTGTCTGGCCAAGGGGTCACCGATACGGACTGGTCGGTATGGCGCATGGCTCAACCCGAGGACTGGCGCGGCGTGGGCGACACAGTGTTGACCGCCAACAGCATCTATCGCATCCCCGACGCTGACCTGGCGCCCATGGCGCAGCAGCTCAAGACAACCCCGCAGCGCCTCAAGGATCAGGCCGCTACCAAGTTGCTTGGCGCCGTTCTCGACGAAACCAACATGGCGATCATCGAGCCTGGCGCCCGTGAGAAGGCAATGATGCACGGCGGTGTCGAGCGCGGGACCATGAAGGGCGAGCTGCTGCGCTCGTTCTGGCAGTTCAAAAGCTTCTCCATCGGCATGATCATGCGCCACGGCGCACGCGGTATGGCCCAGGAAGGATGGGGCAAGGCCGGGTATCTGGCTGCTTTGGTCGCGTCCACCACGGTACTGGGCGGCATGGCCATTCAATTGAGCGAGATTGCTGCCGGTCGCGACCCGAAGGACATCACCGATGATAAGAAGTGGGGTGTTCCTGGCTTGCGCTTCGGTCTGGCTGCATTCCTCAAGGGTGGTGCCATGGGCCTTTACGGCGACTTCCTGTTCTCTGACACGTCTCAGGGTGGCAGCTCGCCATTGGCAGCGCTCGGCGGGCCAATCGCCGGCGACCTGGAAGCCGTGTTCAAGCTGAAGGACAACGCCGCCGACGGCGAGGTCAATCAAACCGGCGGCAAGCTGGTGCGCCTGCTAAAAAGCCACTTGCCCGGTGCGAACCTCTGGTACACGAAGGCCGCCACTGACCACCTGATATTCAACCAACTGCAGGATTACTTCTCGCCCGGCTACCTGCGCCGGATGAAGCAGCGTGCCCGCAAGGAATTCAAACAGTCGTACTGGTGGGAGCCGGGCGATTCAACACCAGATCGCGCGCCGAACCTGGGCGCAGCAGTAGGAGCAAAGTGATGCGACCAGACCAAATTGAACGATTGAAGTCCCTCTCCGAAGGCCTGGCAGATGTGGTGCTGGACGAGGCCAACCCGGAAAACTGGCCGGGCACCGGCAAGATGCTGGACCAACTGACCCGTGATGAACGTGGCGACCGGCACTGGTGCAAGAAGAACGCCGCCGCCACCATGACGCTGCTGGTCAAGGTGATCAGCATCACCGGTCACATCCAGGGTGGGACGCTGCCTAAGGACGGCACCGAGGAAGACCTGGACAAGATGCAGGCCAATGCCGAGCGTGAAGCCGTGGCGCTACTGGAGCGCGCACAGGCGGGCGTGCATGTCCACTAAGCAAATCTCGTTCCTGGCGTTCTTCCTTATATGGGCAAAGCGCATGAAGTGGGAGGTTCCGGACATCCATATCCGGGCCTGCCACTGGCTTGAGCATCGCGGCGACCACGCGGTACTTCGCTGTTTCCGCGGGTTCGGCAAGTCCACCATCCTGGCACTTTACAACGCCTGGCGGTTCTACCTGAGCCCGACATATCGAATCCTGCACCAGGGTGACACCGACCCCACGGCCTACAAGACCAGCCGGGACACCAAGGCGATCTTGATGCGGCACCCTCTGACCATGGACGCCCATCGCAAAATGAAGGGTGACACCGCGTTCTGGTGGGTTCCTGGCGCCGTGGATGAGCGGAACCCGTCCATGCAGGCATCCGGCATCATGTCGAACATCACCAGTTCGCGTGCCGACGAGTGCCAGAACGATGACGTGGAGGTGCCCAAGAACATCGCCACGCCCGAGGCGCGGGAGAAGCTGCGCTACCGCTTGGGCGAGCAGATTCACATCATGGTGCCCGGCGCGCGACTGTTGTTCGTTGGCACGCCGCACACCCACGACAGCCTCTACGACGAACAGGAAGCCCTGGGCGCCGACTGCCTGACCATTCGCATGTTCGCCCGCGAGCATCGGATTGAAGACGCCAAGCTGATCGCCTACGACGTGCCGTTCGTTCCCGAGTTCGTGTTCTCCGGGATCGGCAAGCACGCGCGCGCCATGGTGCTGGGCAAGGATTATCAGCTCACCAAGACCGGCATCGCCTTCTTTTCCCCGCCGGGCACGCTCATTGACTGCTATGCCGGTATCGCCTGGGTGGATCGCTTCGATCTGCTCGAGCTGGAAAAGCGCCGCAAGAAGACCCGCACCATCAACGAATGGGATTCGCAGTACCAGCTCCATTCGAAGCCCGTCACGGAGGTTCGCTTGGACCCTGAACGCATCATCCCGTACGACATACAGCCAGTCATGCGCTACGCCAACGACGCGGCTGCCATGTTCCTGGGATCAACGCAGATCGTCGGCGCCGTCGCTTACTGGGACTGCTCCCTGGGCAAGATCAAGTCTGACGCCTCGGCCTTCTCGCTGATGCTCACCGACGCTCGTGGGCAGCTCTATTGGCACCTAGCCGTGGGCCTCACCGGTGAAATCGCGGAGTTCGGCCCCAAGGATCAGATCATTGGGGGCCAGGTGCACCAGATCCGTGAACTGGTGATCAAGTACCAGATCCCCCGCGTGGTCATCGAGACCAACGGGCCGGGTGGGTTTGCGCCAACCCTTTTAAAGCAGGCGCTCAAGGGCACCGGTTGCGGGGTAGGAGAAGAGCACTCCACTATTAATAAGCAGAAACGCATCCTCGACGCCTTCGAATCGCCGCTATCCGCCAAATTCCTGTGGGCGCATGTCGACGTGCTGAACACCATCTGGGACCAGATGCGCGACTTCAACCCAGCCGTGAACAACCAGGAGGATGACTACATCGACTCCGGCGCGGGCGCCATTGCCCAAACCCCTGTCCGCATTGGCCGAATAGTCGGGAAACCGACAGAGACCCGTCGTGACAATTGGCGTCCAGATGCGGGCGTTCATGAGGTTCAAGTGGACTACTAGCCCGCGACCACCAAGGGGCGAAAAGTATGTCAGTTCCAGCAGGACCAACCGAGAAGCGGTACACCGGCAACGGCGTGACCACGATATTCACCATCCCTTTCTTGCTGCTGGCAGCCTCGGACCTGGACGTGTTCCTTGATGGCGTGGAGATCATTTCCGGCTTCACCATCACCGGCGTCGGCAACCCGACAAGCACCATCACTTTCACGACGGCCCCGCCAAACCTGTCGAGCATCCTGCTGAACTTGAATGTCCCGTTTGAGCGCCTGAACGACTATCAGGAGAATGGTGACTTCCTGTCGTCCACGGTTAACCGAGACTTTGATCGAATCTGGCAGGCGCTCAAACAGCTTTACAGGTTTTCCACCAGATCGCTCACCCTTGGGTTTTTCGATGTTGACGGGGCGGGATGGTATCGAGCCAAAGGGAATGGGATTCGCGATCTGGCCGACCCGGTAGAGCCTCAAGACGCCGTCACCAAATCCTGGATCAGTTTACTGATTGATCAGTTTACTGGCGCGGTGAACAACGTTACCGGCATCTTCTACGATGGCGGCACGCTCTATGACTTCCTCAAGACTGGGAATGCCCGAAGCGTAGACAGTATTGCCGCTCTGCGCCTGCTGTCAGGCAGCCGTAACCAGAGAGCATCAACGGTCGCATATTACGCCGGCGGCATCGTGGGTGGCGGTAGCTACTATGTTGACACTGCAGATGTTACCAGCGCAGATAATGGATTCACGGTAATTGTCGGCGTGGACGGCTCCCGCTGGAAGCTCGCTAACACTCAGATGAATGTGTTTCAGGCCGGGGCGGTTGGGAATGGCGTAACAAATGACACGGCAGTTTTC